GAACCAAGTAATTACCTTCTCAGCTGATCTCACAGCAGACTCAGCAAGTCGCACAGTATCAGGCAAGATTGTGCCTCTCAATGTTGAAGCAGGATCGACAAACATGGGCAAGGTTATCTTTGCTTCAGGTTCAATCGACATTGCAGATGTTAAAGCAATCAAGCTGCTAAGTCAGCATGACACAAAGAAGCCTCTAGGACGCATGGTTTCATTCAGCGAGTCAGAAGATGCTATCAACGCAGTGTTCTCTATCAGTCGCTCACAGCGCGGTACAGAAGCACTCATCTTGGCAGAAGAAGGATTGCAGTCCGGTCTTAGCATTGGCGCAGAAGTCCTCAAGTCAAAGATCAAGGATGGCGTGACTTATGTATCCGCTGCTCGCTTGGTCGAAGTAAGTTTAGTAACAGAGCCAGCATTCAAGTCTGCTCAGGTTACTGATATTGCAGCGGAAGAATCCGATGTAGAAGAAACAATCCAACCAACAGAAAGCGAGACAGCCATCGTGGAAAACACCACTCCAGCAGTCGAAGCAACACCAGTTGAAGCACCAGCGGTTGAAGCTGCTCGCCCAACTGTTACAGCAATGTCATATACAAAGCCACGCATTGAATTAACAGCGGCTAAGTATGCAGAAAACACAATCCGCGCAGCACTAGGTGATGAGTCAGCTCGTCAATACCTATTAGCAGCAGATGACACAACAGATAACGCTGGTCTAGTACCAACACGCCAACTATCTGAAATCATCAACCCACTAGGCACAACAATCCGTCCTTCAATCGACGCAATCTCTCGTGGAGTATTGCCAGATGCAGGTATGACTTTCGAGATCCCAAAGATCACAGTAATGCCAACAGTCGGTGAAGTTGCAGAAGGCGCAGCATTTACAGAGACAGATCAGAACTCAGCGTTCCTATCAGTATCAGTAAAGAAGTACGCTGGACAACAGACATTCTCTGTTGAACTTCTAGATCGTACATCTCCAGCATTCTTTGATGAGCTAGTTCGCAACATGGCAGCAGCTTACGCAAAGACAACAAACGCAGCAGTAAACGCTGCTCTTATTTCAGGCGCAACAGCAGATGCAACTACAACAGTTACATATCCAACAGCAGCAGAATTGCTAGGAATTGTCGCTCGCGGATCAGCTTCTGTATACGCAGCAACAGCAGGACTACCAAATCCATTTGCTCGCAACATGGTCGTATCAACAGGACAATGGTCAAACATCATGTCTCTAAACGATTCAGGACGTCCAATCTACACAGCATCACAGCCAATGAACGCAGGCGGTCAAGTTGCACCAACATCCCTAACAGGTAACGTTGCAGGACTCAACCTATACGTTGATCCAACAAACGCTGGCGATGGCGATGGCACAATCCTTATCGTGAACCCAGATGCATACACATGGTACGAGTCACCAACATACCGCCTACGCGCTGAATCAACAGCAGCAGGACAGGTAACAATCGGCTACTACGGCTTTGGAGCAATCGCTACTAAGGTCGGCGCAGGCGCATTCAAGAACAACAAGGCGTAAGCCACACTTAAGTCGCTCTAGGGGGTCGGTAGCCCTCCGATCCCCTAGAGTCTTTAGAAAGGACATCATGGCACTTACAACAGTCTCAGAACTCCGTACAACCCTCGGAGTGGGTACTTTGTATACAGATGCCGTCCTTCAGGAAGTATGTGATGCATCTGATGCAGTCCTACTTCCAATGCTCTGGGCTCCTAAATGGTTTGCAGTAGCGCACAGCAACATCGTAAGCGAAGGCACTCTTTACTTTGACATTCCTGTCACAGATATCTTCTATGTCGGACAGACTGTAACTATCTCTAATTCAGGCACTAAATACAATGGATCTAAAACTATTGCTAGTGTCGGTGCTTATTCAATCTCAGTGCCTACGACTCACACAGTTGCACAGCCTAAGCATCCTATTGAGCCATTTGGTACAGTAACAGCCGAGACTTACACAGACTGGACAACCGACACAGCAGTCCAGCAAGCAGCTTTGATGATATCTGTTGAGATCTGGCAAGCGCGTACAGCCACCCTTTCAGGCAGTAACGCTGTCGATTTCCAGCCAAGCCCTTACCGGATGAGCGCACAGCTTCTCGCTAAGGTGCGAGGATTGATCGCACACGCACTAGATCCGCGTTCAATGGTGGGCTAATGCCAGCACCAGCCATAACAACACTTCGCACTACTTTAGCCACTGCTCTAGTAGATAACACTAAGTATCAGACTTTTGCATTCCCGCCATCTGTTGTTTTGGCTAATTCTGTAATCGTGTCTCCAGATGATCCTTATCTAACACCTAACAATAACCAGCACATCACCATAAGCCCGATGGCTAACTTTAAAATTATTATTACAGTGCCTTTGTTTGATAATGAAGGCAACCTCAATGGAATAGAAGATGCAGTAGTTGGCGTGTTCACTAAGTTAAATGCATCTGCCTTGACCTATAATGTAGGCGCAATAAGCGCACCAAGCGTTCTCAATGCTGCATCAGGCGATCTGCTCAGCTGCGAGATGTCAGTATCTATCCTAACGAGTTGGAGTTAATATGTCCGAGTGGGAAAAAGAAAACGAAGCCTTCCTGATCAAAATCGGGCAGGTAGCACCAGCAGCACCAAAGCCAGCAACTACTAAGAAAGACGAGGAATAATCTCATGGCTGTATTTCTAAATAACTTGGTCGGCGTGAAGATTAACTCTGTTGATCTTTCTGACCATGTAACATCTGTAACAATCAACCGCGTATTTGATGAACTCGAAGTTACTGCAATGGGTGACACTTCACACAAGTTTGTCAAGGGTCTTGAGTCATCTACAGTGACAATCGACTTCCTTAACGACACAGCATCTGCAAACGTATTGGCAACACTACAAGCTGCATGGGGAACAACAGTTACAGCTGTATTCCTACAGACAAAGGGAACAGCAGTATCTGCTACTAACCCTCTGTACACAGTTTCATTGCTAGTCAATAATACAACAGACATCAATGGTGCTGTTGGCGATATCGGCACACAGTCAATCACATTCACTGCTAACTCAACAGTTGCAGTAGCCACTACAGGCACATTCTAAACAACTAACAAAGGGGCATAGACATGGCAAAGTTAAAGATCGTTAAAGTAGATGGAAGTATTGTTGAAGGAGAAATCACGCCAGCAGTGGAATATTTCTTTGAACAACAGACTAAAATGGGTTTCCATAAAGCCTTTCGCGATGAAGAAAAACAAAGCCACGTCTACCTTTTGGCTCACGAAGTTATTCGCAGATCAGGTGAAACTGTCAAGCCTTTCGGGATGGAGTTTATCGAGACACTCAAAAGTGTTGAGGTATTAGACTCCGACCCTTTAGCATAAAGCGCGATCAACCATTCACCTACCTTATTGCTAGGCTAAGCATTAGGTTGGGGATCGCGCCACAGCAACTGTTAGAACTAGATAAGACCATGCTAGATGCACTTATGCAGGGTCTCAAGGATGAAGCAAAGGAGGTAGACGATGCCAGTAAGCGTAAAGGGCGCCGTTAATCTCCGCAAGGCTTTGCGTAAATTTACTCCCGATCTTGCTAAAGAAACTCAAAAAGAACTAGGCAAAATCTTGAAGCCTATTACTAGCAAGGCTCGTGGTTTTATTCCTTCAACTGCCCCTCTTAGCGGATGGGCTAATTCTTCAAGCAATGGTGCATGGGCTAACCGCGCTTGGTCATCTTCAGCAGCTAAGGGTGGCATTGGCTACAAGACAACACCCTCAAAGCCAAATAGAAAAGGCTGGCGTTCTTTGGCTCGCATTGTAAATGCTAACGCAGCTGGTGCTATTTATGAGACTGCTGGTCGGAAAAATCCACAGGGCAGACCACAAGCAAAAATGCGCGATGTTTTTATTCCTAGCACAGGCGAGCGATACACAACTAGTACAGGCAAAAATTATGGCAAGAGTGCTAACCCTAATGCTGGAATGCAATTTATTGAAGCCTTAAACCAATATGGGCAAATCGTTAATGCTTATGTTCGCGCAGAAGGACAAGCAGGTCGCGCTTCTCAAAAGATGAAAGGTCGAGCAATCTTTCGCGCTTGGAAAGAAGATGGTGGGAAAACTACAGCAGCGGTTATTAAGGCTATTGAAGAATCCAGAAAAAAATTCGAAGCAAGGACAAAGGTGCTATAAATGGCAGCAGATGTAAAGATTGACATTGCCGCCGAATTTACTGGGGCTGGAGCATTTAAGAAGGCTGAGACTGCAACAGACAAACTTAGCAAAACCGCTGGCAGACTTGGTAAAGCATTTATTGGGCTTTACAGCACGCAAAAAGTATTGGCTTACGGCAAGGCTTCAATTCAGGCAGCAGCCCAAGATGAGAAGGCTCAAAAGCAACTAGCGCTAGCTCTTAGAAACGTTGGCTTAGGTAGAGATGTTGCTTCTTCAGAGGCTTACATCCAAAAGTTACAAAGAGAGTTCGGCGTCCTTGATGATGAACTGCGCCCTGCCTATCAGACCTTAGCGGTTGCCACACAGGACTCAGCCGAATCTCAAAGACTATTACAGATCGCTTTAGATATTAGTGCGTCCACAGGTCGCGATTTAGGCTCTGTAACAGGTGCGCTATCAAAGGCGTTTCTAGGTAGCAATACAGCACTGAGCAAGTTAGGCGTAGGCATCTCTAAGGCTGATCTCAAGGCTAAATCTTTTAAGCAAATCACCGATCAGTTAGCCACTACCTTTGCAGGATCTGCAACCGAGTCTGCTAATTCTTTGCAAGGCTCAATGGACAAGTTAGCCGTTGCCTCAAATAATGCTAAAGAGATTATTGGCGAAGGCTTAATAGATGCACTTCAAGCACTAGGTGGCGAAAATGGTGTTGAGGATCTTGCTGTAAACATGGAAAGTTTCGCTCAAAAGACCGCAGATGCAATATCAGGCGTAGGTATCTTAATTGCAAAACTAAAACAAAACTCACCAATTCTTGAGAAGTTATTTGACTTTGCAGCCAATGCCCGAGGTGTGGCACAGGCGTTGGGCGAAGTAGCAAGAATACAAGAAGAAGCGTTGGCTGCTAGAACTAACTTTGGTGCTGCTTCAGGTGCTACAGGATTTGACAAAGGCTTTGGAACATCAGCCAAACTAATTAAAAACTCTAAAGTCCTTACAGCCGAGGAATCAAAGCAACTTAAAGCCAAGCAATTAAAATACGCTATTGACAAGGCTACCCTTGCTCTTAACAAGGGTTCTAATGTCTTTGACATTGAGAAGATCCAACTAGCTGCAGCTGAGAAAAGTGCGGCTGAGCAACTAGGCAAGGTAACTAGCCAGTCTCAATTGCTACAGATTACTAACGATCTTGCTCGCCTAGAAGTTAAGCAATCTATCCTTGCTCTGGATGAAGCGATCGCCTCAAAGGATGTTGCAGCCATTACTGCTGCAACCAATAAACTCAACGCAGACTTGCAAGTTCTTGGTGCGCTTAATAGCCAAAAGGTTAAACTTACTGAGATCGATGACATCCTAAAGGCAATACTTCCAAAGGATTTAATTAATCTCAAGAATCTTGATGAAGCTATTGCTAAGTTAAAGATTATCGGTGGCAGTGGCGGAGCAGCTGGCGGTGGCTCTTTAGGTAGCCCTAGTGTTTCTATGCCAAGCATATATGCTTCAGGTGGCAGGATAGACATGGGTGGCAATTACAATGCATTCAATCCAGCCATGATGGGCATGACTTCAGGTGGCACTTCACCAAATGCTACAGGTAACACAATTATTGTGAACACTGGCATTGGTGATCCAAATGCTATTGCTGAGGCTATCGACCAAGTGCTTACAGATGCAGCCCAGCGTGGCACATTGCGTAGTCTGGTTGTAGCATGACATGGCTTCCAGAATGGCGCATAACAGTAGG